CATCCGTAGCCGCGTTGCAGCGATGTGCAGATCTTGCTGATCGAGCCAGTCGGCAGCGGCAAGGATGGCGGCGCGGGCCGGCTCATCTGCAGTCCCGTAGGCGGCAGATGCATCAGTGATGGCGTCAACCACCTCTTCCATCAGCAAATCAGAAGATTCCGGCGCATCCTGAGTCAGTCCCAGGTGGGTCCGATTGCTGCTAGGTGAAGCAATCACTCGCTGCGCAGCCTCCAGCGCCTCCACGCGGTTCTGAAGTTCGGCGATCAGCCCTGCTGTAGTCAATGCCTCTGCGCAGGTGGGTGTTTCGGACCCCAAAGGACCGTAGACACGAACTCTGATTTCTCCGTAGATGGAATGTGCGCGATCAAAGGGTTTAGTCATTTGGAAGCATCTCCAGTGCGCGTTGTGTGTCTTGGATGAATTCGTTCAAGGTTTCAATGTCTTCTTTAAGCGTGTCTGTTGCATCTTGTTTTCTCTTCGAGAAAAATCTGCCGTGACTTGTTGAGCCCAGAAAGACCTTTCCGTCTGCATCGCGCAGAATCCAGTAATAAAGATCGCATTCCCAGCCCCAGCAAACATTAGGAAACTCGGCAAGGATTTCGTATTCAGTGGGAACCCTGTCTGCGTGTTCCCACGGTGGTTCTGTTCGGAAATTAGTCACTGGAGTTCTCCTTGGATGATGATGAGGTGATAGATGGAAAGCTTCATGGCTGAGCTTGATCAGAGTTCACAAATCGGTAGTAGCCGCGTCTGGCAGCTCTTTCTATGGGTGCATCGTGCCATTTAGCAAAGACGCTTTGCACTTGTGATTCAAATCGAGTCGTTGGATTGCTCGCCTTGCCTTGTGGCATCGGCTCTTTGTCATTTGCGGTGAGTTCTGTTTTCAGCTTCAAGAACGAGGTTAGTGTGGCTATGTGAAACTCATCGCCAAAACAAAAAGCCCTGAACTCTTCTAGGTTCGCAAGGATGAGAGCCCTAATGTCGCCAATGGTGTGAAAATCGCGCATTCGGCTCTTTTGACGATCTGGCTGCGCATGGTGCGCGATTCGATCATCAATAAGCTGGTTGATAAAGTTGATCTGCTCTTGAGTGAACATGTCCTGCGTGGCTATGTGTGTAACTACCAAGAGATCCAGCCGGCTAAAAAGCCGGCGCCAAAGATCAGGATCAGCTCATTGCTCAACCCTCACGACAAGATCATCAAGTACTGGCGGCCTGTAATTCGGTCCCTTCAGTACTTTCCCGTGCTCATTCCTGATCGGGCGCCCGTTATCATCCAGCTTGCTCAAGTTGCTATCAAATACCCTGCGCATCGTTTCATCAAGATCCCAGCCCATGTTTTCCGCCGCTTGATAGCAAACGAAAACAAGATCAGCCAGCTCCTTTAGAAGTGCGATATGTGTTGACAGATCATTTTGCTTGAATGCGTCATACGCTTCGATGACTTCCGTGTATTCTTCGATAATCAACTTGAGCTGTAAGTTGTACTGAAGACTACCTCGCTCGTTATCGCTTTTAACTTCAAACGCCTCTCTCCATAGCTTTGCCTGTTTCTGCAGCGATGTCATTGCTGTGAGTTGATGAAGGAAAAGAAGCCCCGGCTTTTGCCAGGGCATTGAACGTGATGCGTTGATCAGAGATCCAGATCGTCGCCGCTGTCTTCCGTAGAAGCAGCTTCGTCAGTGCAGGGGGTCAGGATGATCTTGCCCTCCTCTGCCGCAACACTCACCTTGCTACCGGGCTCAAAGCCAGCGATAGCGGCATGACGAGAGCCAACAACGCAGTTGCCGGTCTTGCCCACGGTGATGATCGGGGCACGGCCACGACGAGCGGTGTAGGCACGCTTAGCAGGCACAAAGGCAATGCCAGTGCTGGCTTCAGTGACGGCCTTGAAGAACTCGTTCTTGTGCAGACGAGTGCTGGTTTCGCCGGTTTCGGAATCGGTTTCCTTGGTGTAGTAACCGGCGCCGAATGCAAGATCCTCAGGGGGGAGGCTCTGATTAGCTTGCACGTAGTCAAGAAGTTCCTGGCCAGCTTTGCGCTCGCCGCTCACTTTGACTTTGGTGGACTTGGTGGCTTCGCTGGTTTCAGTTTCCAGGACAGCAGCTTCGGTAGGCATTTCGGTGTCGTCTAGTTCGATGGGATCAAGGACGGCCTGTGCGTCCTGTTTTTTGCGTGCCATGGAGGCGAGGTGGTTGACTTGTGCAAGATAACACGCCAAGCGCGTTCTTGCAAGAAGTCGTCGTCAGGGCTTCAGAGCAAGCATCATCGCTGATGCAGCCGTTACGTCCAGACGAGAGATCTTGATGTGTGCGCCGGGTCCATCCTTCGGGTCACAAAAAACCTTCATGGACGTTGCGGCGACAATCAAAGCGTCATCATCGTAACATATTTTTGTCAATGCGTCACCACAAGCCCTTAGGAGTTTGTCGGTATCGCCCTTGACCGAATGGAATACGGGGGCACCCTGCTTTAACTCGCCCCTGCTGTTGAAATGAATCTTTGGGCGTGGCATACAAAATAGTGCGCTAAGCAAATAAATGCCATTTGTCTCCCAGTCACGAGGGCGCATAAGCGTCGCCACACGCCCGATAGAAGCCCTCCAGGCGTAAAGACCTTTGGACTGCTCCACCATTGCTACAGCGACCCTCTGGCGGCCTTCCTTGTCGGTGTAGGCGCGGCCAAAGGCGCTCTTCGAGCCCTGTGTTTCAGGCTTGCCGGCGACAAAGAAGGAATAGGACTGAGCAGAGCACTGCTCAAGCGTCGTGATCAAATTCGTTGTCATTCGCCGGGGGCTCTTCTTTGTAGATTTCAATTAGCTTAGCGATTAAAACGCGCCTCTTTTTTCTGTCAAGACGCTTGCTGAGCGCTTTTGCAAGATCCTCTACTTGTAAGATTGTTGGGTGTTTGTATAGAGCAAGAGGCTTGAGTCGTTCTTTCTTTTCCCAAAAACCAAGATCTTGTGCGCAGTCTGTTACATCCTTGTATTTTCTTTCTGCGCCGATCTCTTGCAAAAGCTCGGGATATTGATGATACAATCTGCGAAGAATGTTTATTCGCCTCCATTTTTCTCGTCCATCCCTCTTGTATTTACCATTTATGTAAGCATCAATTCTTCTAAATTCAAGGTATTCATGTGGTAAGTCATATTTGTCATGCTGCTCACCGAGCCATTTAACAAATCTTGCGGCGCACTGAGCCTGTGTTTTGTCTCTTGTCGCAGCTCTTGCGCAATTTGCTAAAAAAGTTGGCATTGTTTCTCTTTTTACACCTAATCCATAATGCGAGTTAAAGATAAAGTCTTTCATGCCGGCAAGCTTTACTTCCTTGCCCGTGAATGTCTTGTATCCCAGATAGAACTCGTTTTTAATTATCTTGCACATTGTCACAAAAAAAGCCTCAGAGCTTTCGTTGTTCACGATTGCTCCGAGGTGTAGGCGTGCGTCTGCCACAAGGCGCGCCCCATAAAACTCATCACTTCTGTCTTTTAGCATCCTGCAGCTCTGTCAATCTTCGCCCTGAAGTCAGCAATTGTACCGTCATTGATGATCACTTGATCGAATGACTCCCATTTATCAAGTGCGCCTTCTGATTCATGTGTTGTGTTTCTCTGCGCTGATGGGCGAATAATCATCCACACTTCGCCGCCCATTTTCTTTATTAGCTCTGCCTCATTCTGAAAGCGAACGTCGTCGATAACTATTTTGCAGTCGCCGTCTTTTAGATGAGACGCAATGCGAGACATCATGCAATTTAGCCAAATGTCACTAGATATGCAACTGCGCCCCCACTCGGTTCCCAGCGTTTGCTGAATGCGCCTAGCAGTTGTTTTAATCGCAGGAATTGTTTCTTCCTTGCTCGCCCATACGAATCTGACTGCCTGTTCCTTGGAATAGCCAAACGACATGATAAACTCTGTCGCCATTTTCTTGATTGGCTCGGCAAAGCTCATTGTCTTGTATCCGCTTTGCTCCAAGACGCTCGCCGTGAATGTTTTTCCCGATTGAGGGGCGGGGCTGTAAAGTCCGATGAGCTGAGTCATAGCAATTAAGAGTTGAGCGAATTATACAAGAAAACCTCCTTTCGGAGGCTTTCAAGTCTTGGGCTTACGAGCGGTCTACCTTGACGAGGCCCAGAAGCCATGACTGGCCGGATCCACCTCGCTCCTAGACAAGACCCCTTGGCTTCTGATGCTTTTACGGGCAAGTCTCACCGCATGGTCCGAGCAGTGAGCGTATTGGCATCGGGGAGGTAAATGTACGAGCCTGCAAATCTGGCTCTGCTCCGCCAAGAAATCAGAACGCAACTTCTGGGTCGATTGCCTTGCGTTCAGATCCTCCGTTCATCTTTTCAGGAAGCGTGAAGTCCATGGCATCCATGTAAATAGATGCGTACTCACTGCCGTCCTGTTTCTTTTTGCCGCTGATGTTTCGTACACCACCGATAATCGTTACTTGACGACCATCGACCATGTACCTAGAGGCGACTTCAATCTTCTTGCCGTAGAAGACTGCATTGATGTAATGAGTTTGTTTGCCGTTAGTGGTTTTAGAGCGAATGGTGACAGTGGCGCGTTTGCCGTATTCAGTGTCTTCCACCTTGGGTTCACCTGTGATG